AGATTTTTCAATCGAGGATATACATCTTTTATATCATTGCGTTGAAAAGAGATTAGAATCTTGGGAGGGTTATCCATCCAGACATCCATTTGAACAAGAACATTTAGTGTCTTTAAAAAGTTCATTATATAAAATAATATTAGAATACAAGTTCAAATACTCAGAATAAATAATGACAGCAATGTTATTATTATGAGTGACGTAAAAATTTCAAAAAAGAATGAGGTTTACATCAAACTAGAATGTGAGCCTCACATTTTATATGAACTCCAAGAATACTTTACGTTCGAAGTTCCTGGGGCAAAGTTTATGCCTCAGATGAGAAATAAGTATTGGGATGGAACTATTAGATTATTGTCCGTACATACTGGAGAAATCTATGTAGGACTACTTGATAAAGTAATTGAAAAGATAAAATTGCATGGGTATACTTACGAATTTAAACCAAGTAAGTATTATGGTCAACCATTTGAGGTAAACGAGAATATCTCATTTGAAGGTGTAAAAGATTATATGCACTCTATCTGTACACATTCTCCGAGAAAATATCAGATAGAATGTGTGTATGACGCATTAAGATACAATAGAAAATTAATGATTAGTCCAACAGCTTCTGGAAAATCATTAATGATATATTCTATCGTAAGATATTTTGTATCTCAAGGAAAAAATATTTTAATTGTTGTACCAACTACAAGTCTTGTAGAGCAGATGGTTGGAGACTTTAAAGATTATGGTTGGAACGCTGAAGATTACTGTCATAAAATTTATTCTGGAAGAGAAAAACGAAATGATCTTCCGGTAACAGTAACTACATGGCAATCAATTTATAAATTGGAAAGAAGTTTTTTTGAAAACTATGATGTTGTAATTGGTGACGAAGCGCACCTTTTCAAAAGTAAGTCATTAATTAATATTATGACTAAATTACATAATACAAAGTATAGATTTGGATTTACTGGAACATTAGATGGAACTCAAACTCATAAATGGGTTCTTGAAGGTTTGTTTGGACCTTCCTATAAAGTAACAAAAACATCAGAACTAATGGAAAAGGGATTTATTTCCACATTAGATATTTTTTGTTTAGTTATAAAGCACAATCCAAAAAAGTTTGAAACTTATGAAGATGAGGTTCAATATTTAATTGGAAATACAAAAAGAAATAAATTCATCAAGAATCTATCTCTAGACTTGAAAGGCAATACTTTAATTTTATTTTCTAGAGTAGAATCTCATGGAAAGATTCTTTTCGAATTAATAAATAGTAATGCCAATGGAAGAAAAGTTTTCTTTATTCATGGTGGTGTTGGAGTAGAAGAAAGAGAAAGAGTAAGAGAAATAACTGAGAAAGAAAATAATGCAATCATTATTGCTTCTTATGGAACAATGAGTACAGGAGTTAATATTAGAAATCTACATAATGTTATTTTCTCTTCTCCAAGCAAATCTAGAATTAGAAATCTTCAAAGCATTGGAAGAGTTTTGAGAAAAGGTAAAAATAAATCCAATGCAATTTTATATGATATTGCTGATGATATTACATACAAATCATCTAAAAATTATACCTTGAATCATTTCATTGAAAGAGTAAAAATTTATAATGAAGAGAAATTTAATTATGAAATTGTACCTATTAATTTAAAAGAATGATAGAGGAAGAATTTTATGCTTCATTAAAGTTTAAAAATGGTGAAGAAGTCTTTGCTAAGGTTTCTGTTTCTGAAGAGGAAGATGAAACTTTACTTATACTTCTTCATCCAATAACAATTGTTGAAGTAAAAGAGAGACCAAATGGAGTAGTTGGACTTAAGATTCAACCATGGATAAAGACTTCAAATGAAGATACTTTTATAGTAAATAAAAAAGATTTAATTACTGTATCAGAATCTTCTAATCAAGAAATAATCATGGCATATAACTCATATGTCAGACAGGTAACTGAAGATGGATCAAACTATTCCAAGATAAATCGTAAAATGGGATATATTGGTTCAATTGATGAAGCTAAAGAGCTCTTAGAAAGAATCTTTAAGAATATCTAAGAGCTTAAAGCTGTCCTATCAACCCTAACAGAGAGATTCTACTGCTATTCTGAGTTTGTGTCAAGTATTTAATTAATTGCAAAAATACAAATAAGATGTTATTATTATAGTAATTAAATCTTATAGATAGGTAAAATGATTACTACGAATATAATGTCTAAAAGAAAAAGATCAGTTCATTATGTAAACAATAAAGAATTTTTATCTGCTCTGATTAAGTATCGTGATGAAGTAGAAAGAACCTTCATACAAAAATATGGAAGAGAGCCCACTAAGGACGATAGAGGGACCAGATGGGACACTAAACCCCCAATTCCCAATTACATTGGAGAATGTTTTTTAAAGATTGCAACTCATTTATCCTTTAAACCAAATTTTGTAAACTACATGTTTAAGGATGATATGATTTGTGATGGTATTGAGAATTGTGTTCAATACATTCATAACTTCAATCCAGAGAAATCACAGAATCCTTTTGCCTACTTCACTCAAATTATTCACTACGCATTTTTGAGAAGGATTCAAAAGGAAAAGAAACAGATTGAGATTAAGAATAAGATTTTAGAAAAGAGCGGATACAGCGAAGTGTTTGACGACAACAACACCATTGACGGTGACAACTATTCGGACTATAATAGTATCAAAGATGCTGTTCACTCCAAACTTCGTTATTAATGAAAGTAGCAATAATCACAGATACACATTGGTGTGCTAGAAAATCTTCAAAGATATTTCAAGATTATTTTGAACTATTTTACAAAAATGTATTTTTTCCAACTTTAGAAGAGTATGGAATCAAAACCATAATTCACATGGGTGATGCATTTGATTCTAGAAAAGCTATTGACCTATCTGGATTAGAGTGGACTAAAAGAGTAGTTTTGGAAAAAATGAAAAATTATGATGTGCATATGATTACCGGAAATCATGATTGCGCATTAAAGAATTCAAATAGAATTAATTCTCCAGATCTTTTGCTGAGGGAATATCCCAACATTAAAACTTATAGTGAACCAACAGAAATTAATATTGGTGGTTTAGATATTTTACTTTTACCCTGGATTAATCAAGAAAATGAGGAAACAACTTTCAAACTTATTGAAAAGACAACTAGCAAGTGTGCGATGGGGCACCTTGAACTCGCAGGATTTAGAGTTAATAAACAAATCGTCATGGAGCATGGTTTGGAAAGCAAACTATTTGCGAAGTTCTCCAAGGTCTTTAGCGGCCACTATCACACTCGATCGACTGACGGAAAAGTATTCTACCTAGGAAATCCTTATGAAATGTTCTGGGCAGATGTTCAGGATAAAAGGGGATTTACAATCTTTGATACTGAAACACTAGAACATTCTCATGTTAGGAATCCAAATAGATTATTTTACAACATCTATTATGATGATTTGGATTATCAGATGTTTGATACTCGTGAATATGAGAACAAGATTGTTAAGTTGATTGTTAATAAAAAATCCGATTTAAAAAAGTTTGATAAGTTTCTGGACAAACTTTATTCTTCAAATATTTTTGAAATAAAAATTGTTGAAAACATTCATATATCAGAACCAGAAAATAGTGAAGTTTTGGATTCTGAAGATACTCTAGGCATACTTGATACTTATATTGAAGAATCTGATGTTTTGCTAGATAAAAATCTAATCAAGACTATGATAAAGGATATATATCAAGAGGCTTGTGAGATAACCTGATATGTTTATTTTAACTATAGTTGGAGAAGAAGATAGAGGAGCTTATTCTGTAACAAATGAAGATGGCGAAAAAGTTCTTTACATATTTGAGGAAGAAGATGATGCGGTAAGATTTGGTCTTATGTTGGAAGAATCTGGATGTCCAGAAATTAATGCTATTGAAATTGAAGGAGATGCCATAATGAAAGTTTGTCACATTTATGGATATCGATATACCATAATTACGCCCAATGATATTGTAATTCCCCCAGAAGATAATGATATTTTTTAAGAAAATTAAATGGAAAAATTTTCTAAGTACAGGAAATAGTTTTAATGAAATTGAACTTGGTAAAAGTGAAAATACATTAATTATTGGCACAAATGGTTCTGGAAAAAGTACAGTTTTGGATGCTTTGACTTTTTCTCTTTTTGGCAAACCATTTAGAAAAATTAATAAACCCCAACTTCTAAATTCTATAAATGAAAAAGATTGTGTTGTTGAGGTTGAATTTTCTGTTGGTAGTTGCAATTGGAAAGTTGTTAGAGGTATAAAACCAACTCTCTTTCAAATTTATAGAGATGAAAAACTTTTAGATCAGCATTCGGACTCCTTAGACCAACAAAAGTGGTTAGAACAAAATGTTCTTAAAATGAATTACAAATCATTCACTCAGATTGTGATTCTTGGAAGTACTGCTTTTATTCCTTTTATGCAACTTTCTGCATCTAATCGAAGAGAAGTAATTGAGGATTTATTGGATATTAAAATCTTTTCTTTTATGAGTTCAATCGTAAAAGATAAAATAAAATTAATTAGAGACGAAATTAGAACTTTAGAACTAAAGAAAAAATCTTTGGAAGATAAAGTTGAGATGCAGACAAATTTTATTAATAAGATAAAAAATGAAGGCAAATCTAAAATTGAAGAACTTGGTAAAGATGTAAAATCTCTTGAAGAAGAAATTGAAGGATTTATCAAGTTGAATGGAATTAATCAAGAGCAAATAAACTTAAAAACTAAAGAGTTGGAAAGTTTATCAAATTCAAAAGATAAGTTAAAAAAACTTACTTCAATTAAAGGTAAATTATCTCAAAAGGTATCAAGTATTACTGAAGAGCGTAATTTTTTCGCAGAAAATACGGTTTGCCCTACATGTACACAAACTATTGAAGATGAGTTTCGGTTAAATAGAATTAGTGAGGCTGAACAAAAAGTCAAAGAACTGCAATCTGGTTATGAAGAACTTGAGCAGGCTATTTGTAATGAAGAAATTAGAGAAAACTCTTTTCTCGAAATTTCAAAGGTAGTCACTAACTTAACGCATGAAATTTCTCAAAACAATCTTAGAATATCTGGTTCCCAACGAAGAATCCGAGATAATGAATCTGAAATTCAAAGAATTGTCAACAACCTCGAAAATGAAAATACTGAATATGGTAAGTTAGAAGAATTTAGCAAAAACTTAATAAAAACAACAGAAGAATTAATTTCAAAAAAAGAAAAAACAAATTACTACGATTACTCCTATAATTTGTTGAAGGATGGTGGAGTTAAAACTAAAATCATCAAGAAGTACTTACCGCTGATAAATCAGCAAGTAAATAGATACCTTCAAATGATGGACTTTTACATTAACTTTACTCTTGATGATGAGTTTAATGAAACCATCCAATCGCCAATTCATGAGAAATTCTCATACTCTTCATTTAGTGAAGGTGAAAAAATGAGAATAGACCTAGCACTACTTTTTACCTGGAGGGAAGTTGCAAAGGTAAAAAATTCTACAAATACAAATCTATTAATTATGGATGAGGTGTTTGATAGTTCTCTAGATGGGTTTGGTACTGATGAGTTTTTGAAAATTATTAAGTATGTGATTAAAGATGCGAACATCTTTATCATCTCTCATAAAAGTGGTATGGAAGACAAATTTGAGGATGTTATTCAGTTTAAAAAGATTAAAGGTTTTTCTCAAATCGCATAATATGTATCGCATGGAGTCGGATTTCAAACTGTCCACTGGGAGGTCTTCGGACCTCCTTTTTTTGTATACTGATATCAGTCAAAGCAAAACACCAATGTCTGTCAACCTGGAAGTAAAAGGAAAACTTGCCAAACTGCTTGCAACTGAAGACTTGATTATTGAGAATAAAAAAGTTGATACTGCGATGTTTAATGTGGATACTCGCGTACTAACTCTTCCTATGTGGGAGAGGGCTAGTAATGAAGTATATGACATGCTCGTCAGTCATGAAGTGGGACATGCTCTCTTTACACCAAATGAAGATCCTCAAATTAGTGTTCCCATGCAATTCATCAATGTTACTGAGGATGCTCGTGTTGAGAAACTCATGAAGCGTAAATATGGTGGTATTAACAAAACATTTTATCGTGGATATGAACAACTTAATAATGATGATTTCTTTTCTCTTGAGGGGCAAAATATTGAGAAAATGAATCTTGCCGATCGAGCAAATCTTTTGTTTAAGATTGGCAACTTCATTGATATTCGTATTGATGAAGGTGAAGAAACTGAGATTATTAAGGCGATTGCAGATGCAGAAACATTTATGGATGCTCAAATCGCCGCAG